AGTATTTATCTGCTTTAAACGTTGAATTGATAATTTGCGAACAATAAGTACTGCTCATTACTATTACCTAGTGTACCATCTATTATATATCTATCAACATCCAAATCAAACTGGTTAAAATTGAAATTATAAAAATCTATAGAATTCTTTATAGTAGCACTAGTTCCGGGCTTACAGTAGCACAACGGTATAGCAGGTGTAAACCCTAGTTCTTGTACACTTCCGGGCTGTGCAGTTCTCATCCAAAGAGGCAGAAAGTTTCTTTCTGTCGCTCCTACTTCTGCAAGATTATCTCGCATATTTCTTAAATTAGCAATGTAACGAGTAGTATTTTCTGATAGACTTGTATCAATGTTTTTTGTGTCTACTTTAATTACATTGGTATAGTTTGGTCTAAAACTAAATGAAGCAGGATCATCAACTCCTACGCTGCGTAGTGTTCCTACAATATCAACAGTCGTACCGTTCCTAAACACTAACGTAATAGTATTATCGGCACCTATTAATCTATCTTCTCTAGATCTAAGCTCTACTAAAACTTGTCCATCTACTAAAGCAGCTCTTGCTTCTGTCCCTGCTCTCAACGCTATTGATTGTGTTATCTCAGTTTTAGTTTCATCTCCAAACTGAGATTGGTCAACACTAATCTTATTTTTTGTTTGTATTTTTATTTCCTTATTAGCCTTTCCTTTTTTAGGCAAATACGGATCTATTACTTCTACATAAACTACTTCATATACAACATCATTAGTACCAGGTGTTTTAGCCAATGCAGTTTTGACTTCTCCTAATCTGTATGTACGTCTTTTATGATTCTTAGCCATTGATGCTACATAGTTTTCAATTTCTCTTGTTTCTAAGCCTGCATATACAAGCATTTTTAAATTACGCTGCACTCCAAACAACGGGTCGTTTGGTCTATAAATTAATTCAGGATCAAATATATCTACATTACTGATAAATTCATTATACGTAAGTCTTTTTTCTTTTTTAAGAAACGGTTTAACAAATAGATTGCTGTAAACTTTATTATCAGGATCTGCAACAACAATAGTAAACTCTTGTTCTTTTGCACTGTATCCAAATTGATCTCTTGCTTCAACTGTAAAACTAAACTTTCTATCTATTCTTGTACTATTACCGTCTAGTGTAAATGCTTGAGTATCAAAAGTTGTAAGGCCATCTTTTGTTTCATCACCAAATGGATTAATCTTTCCGTTTATAGATCCATCAAATGATAAACTTAATCCTGGAGGAAGTTTTCCGTCTGCTACTCTATAGATTACTTTTGCATTTCTTACGCTTGATGTTGCCTGTACTAAAAGTGTACTAATATAATTAGAACTGATGTTACCTAGGTTACTAGGAGTGATAAATGTTATTTCACTATTAACATCACCAAGCAGTGTAACAGTAAATGTTTTAGTACTTGCTGCAACTTCTGCTTCAAAATTATCCGCTGTTTGTATTTCGTACAAGCTATCTTTTTTGATAATTGCATCTGTGAGTACAGGTACAGCAACGTCTGTACTGAATCCTGCATAACTGTTTACTAAGAACGTATCATTGATAGTAAGTGTTTCAGATCTACCATTATTAAACTTTACAAAGTCTCCTGCTTCATATGTTTGTTCTGTGGTCCATACAGCAGTTGTAGCCAAATCAACACCAGTGACTGCTTCCCAAAATTTCTTTCCAAAGTCACTATTGAAGCTGGTAGATGAGTGTCCTTGTCTACATTTGTAAACTGTTTCATTATAATCTACAGATGAAATAGTAACTGCTTGTGCGCCAGTTTGGAACGTTTGGCCTATCAGCGTTTCTGTAATAGGTCTACCTAATTTAAAAATTTCAAGTTGATTTGATCCTACTGATGCAGTTTCATATACTGTTACCTTTACAGGTTCACCTATGTCTAAAATATCATAATCTTGATTGTTAGTTTGAATACCAGTGACTGTATAGCTTCCGCTACCTATGTTTATGTTTAATCCTAATAGATCATCTATATTAGGATTTTTATAAATTTTAATTTGTGAAGAACCTACAGCAACATCTTCGTAAATCCTAATAGTTACGAATTCTGTTGTTGTTGATGGCCCATATCTAGAGGCTGTAACAGTGAATGTATATTTTTGATTTACACTAGGTTGATAAGGAACTCTACCTGCAATTTCTCCTGTGGTTGAATCAATTCTCATTCCATTAGGAAGAATACTAGGAGAGCCGTCGTCGTTTGTAGTTTCTAAAGTGTAAGTTACAACTCCACTCAAACTGTTAGGATCTATAACATCTAAGAACAATGTTACATAGTTGTTGGCTCTACGATAACCAAAGTCTCTAGGTGTTAACCAAATGGGTGTTCTAATGTGCGTATTATCTGCTGTGAAGATACCTGTACCAACTTGCATGATAGTATTGTCAACACGCAAGAAGTCGTCACCTACTACATAAATTCTAAATTTTCTTCTGGCTAATGTGTCACCGTCACTACAGCTAACAATAAATTCGTAAAATCTATTTAATTTTTTTGGAGATCTAGTAGGTATACTTAAATCATAAATTGTTGTGTCATAGAAGAAACTATCAAAACCGTTTGAACTTTTAATACCAAAGTCGTAAGGATTATTTACACTGTCAAATCCTCCTATGTCATATGAACCACTGCCGGTGACTTTTTCTATAGCTAGGATAGGATCAACAATACCTACAAGTTTGCCATCTGGTGTAAGGGTAATACCAGGAGGTAGAACACCGTCTCCTGAACTTATAAAAAACTCTAATTGCTGTCCTGCAAATATATCTGTATCATTAACTAATAATTGAAACTCTACTGGACTACTATCAAGTATGTAATAAGTGTTATTATTACCAATAGGTAACAGACCTTCGTCAGTGATCCATTCTGGTTCGTCTGCACCTTGAACTTCTATTATAAATGTTCTGTCACTTATTTGATTATTATATGTTGCTCTGACTACAAATTTATAATCTGTGTTGCGAGATACTTCATATGGCGTACCTTCAATCTGATTATTTTTTAACCGCATTCCTGCTGGAACAGTTCCGCTTATAATTTGTGTAGTTGCTAACGGCTCAGAGAGAGGTAAAGCAACCGTCGCGGTTACACTTTCTTGCAAAGTTGTTAATTTTGTTCCGGATAATGCTGTCCAAAAGTTTGCCATGAAGTTTTCCTATTTTATATATTTATCGGAAAAACTTATGCAAAGGTGCCGCCGTCCACTTCTCCTGCGACAAGACCTGGTGCAATAAAAGTACCAAAGTCAACATCAACTTGTCCTTGTAACCATTGAATGATGCTAGTATACTCTGGTAGGAACTCACCAAATTCAAAATCTGTGTAAAACCCAGAAATTGTTCTAATATCAACACCGTACACTAAACCTTCTAGTGCGCCATTAAATTGTGTAGCTGTAACATAACCAGCATTAGTTATGTTTTGGTTATTTGCATCTAATGTTGCAGAAAGCTGCGGTGCTGTGTCAGCTGCTAACACACCAGCGTTAGCATCAATTACTAGATTTTGTCCACTAACTCTTGTAACGATTCCGTTACCGCCGTTGATGGCCATTGTCTGACCTCTTTCAACTGTGAGTGTTCCGCCGTCTGATACAACAATGAGTTGATCTAAACTTGTTGCACCATCTATTGTTATTGTGTTTGGATTGCTAGTAAGGGTTATATTGTTACCTGCGATGAGTCTTTTAAATCTCAATTCGCTGTTAACTGCATTTGAAAAAATACCTTCACCAACAGTTCCTAGATTAGTACCTGTAGCTGCTTCAGGAAAACGTGTATCCAGATCGTCAAAGTTGGTGTTAATTTTTATCATTGCTTCACGAAGATCATCACCTGTTCCGTCGTTTGCAATTTGTCCTACATTAATTCTTTCAATAGCCATTACCTGCTCCTTACAGTATTTATTCTCTAAACCTAATGTTAATATTACCTTTTAGTGTTAGGTTCTGAATTAACTTGCGAGGTATAGGTATATCATTAGTACTTTCATATGCTGTTTCATAAAGTATTATAGGATCTGCACCCGCTAAATTAGTTGTATCCATCCATCGCGAATCGGTAGCAGAATCCCAGTCACTATTTTGCCCAGTAAAATAAGTTGTAGTCTGTGGGTTAATTGTTGTTTTGATGTAATTTTTTACATCTCGCCAGCCCCAAGCTCTGTTATGTTCTAATAGTGTTGCGATCATTCCGCAAGCAACAGGACATGCAGCTGAAGTTCCATTAAAATATACGTCTCTAGAAGTAATAGTTCCACCACTATATGAATTGTCATATCTAGGAATATCACTGCCATAGGTTCCTGGAGTAGCAGCTATAGTGCCGTCTGCTACTGCAAAACAGTCAACCGCCGGTCCGCAATCGCTATAGTATGCTTTGTTCTCCGCACCTCCAGAGAAATCATCATCAAGTGCGCCTATGATAATAACAGGAAATAAATCGTCTTGTGTAGGCCCGCCAATTTGTTGAGGGAACCCTGGACGGTTAGTAGTAGCATATGCTGATGCCCCACCTAGTTCAGTCCAACTGGTTTGATCCCATGTAGCACCTGTTGTGCTATTATGGAAGTTATTGTAATTAGGATGATCAGGTTTAGTTTGTTGCTGACTGTCATTTCCTGCTGCACCTACAAATATTACACCACTGTCAATAAGTTCTTGACCTGCTGTAAGATATCCTTGTGGTTTAAAGAAGTGCTTCATACGACCGTCACCCGAGGTTGAAGCTACTCGCATAATTTGTGGACTAGTGCTGTCTGTAGAATAACTTATATCTGTTCCTCTGTGATTGTAGTAACCTGATGAACGAGGTTGTGTACGGAAGCCCCAGCTGTTAGAACTTATAGTAGGATCTTTTGTTCCATAGGTACTGTTAATAGGTTTATACGTATGGAATATTTTCATTACATCAAAGTATTCTTCAAACCAAATTCCAATAGAGCTATAAGCATCTATAACCCATTTATTAGCATTATATGCCCATCCGTGTGTTCTACCAAAAGTCAAACTAGCACATTGAGTTCCGTGTGTTCCGTCGCTAGGCAAACTTGTATTTGAACCATTTGCTGCTACTCTTGTATACAGAGTATCAATAACTACTCCACCAAAGTCTGGAAAATCTACACTACGACCAGCAGCACTTGCCCACCATGCTCTTGCTACGCTTTCAACAGGAACAACAGTGCCATCCCATCTAGTTTCTAATCTGTTTCCAGGATCAGCATTAAACCATGTAGGATCTAAGTAATAAGGACTGTCAAGTACCATATCTAGCACATTACATGTAGAGTTACTTGTTGACCCATCTCGTCTACTTAAAGTATTACCTGCAATAAAATCTGCAGGATACTCAGCATTAACAACACCCATCATAAATTCAACATGGCCAATCCACGATCCGTTATCGCCAACCACGACATCAACGTCTTTGCCGCTTCCTCGTTGTGCATTTCTATTTGTTAGTACACTTGTATTAGATGCTCCAAACCAAGGAGTCAGCTCTTGACTCATTCTGTATAATTGACTGGAGCTTCTATTAAGTTCTGTAACAGTAGGTGTTATTGGAGTGACGCCACCAAACTGCATATAGTTACGTGTTGTAGTACTGTATCTGTATTTAGAAGGAACTTCGCATGTAAGTTGATCAGGATCTACTTTGTAAACATCTTTGTTGTATTGAGTAGCAAGTTCTACGTATTCAATATCACTCCTGGCTCTGAGTTCTGTTGCTTCTTCTTCTGTTAATGAAAATATTCCTCTAGTTCCACTGTGTTGCATTTCGTCTGCACAATTGATACACCTTGCAGGTATACCAGCGTCTGGTGAACCATCTTGCACTAGATAATCATGGATAGTCTGAAATTGATCTGCACTCTTAGTTGCAACAGTATAATACTTTTCTGTCATAAGTACCCCTTAATGTAGATCCACCCAAACTCCGTTAGCATAACCTTGGAATTTGTGTGTTGTAGTATTATAAATCATATCTCCATTTTCACTTGTCAATGTATCTCTTGCAGTGGTTGTAAATGATGCCATCTTGATTGGACTTTGTGTAACGATGACCTTGTTTGTAGCAGTAAGATAAATTTCTGTAGACGAAACTATTTCAGGTGTTCCTGCGTTAGTTGTAATTATATCTCCAGCAACTATTAAATTGTTATCTACTGTAAGATTATTTTGAACAGTCAAATCACTGTTTGCCGTTACAGCTGGCACTATTGAAATACCGCTTGAATCATCAGTGTCTATTGTACTTGCTGAAAGTGTAAAGTTACCTATTTGATCACCTGGGTCTTGGAATGTAAATACTCCTGCACCGTTAGTTGTTAGCACTTGTCCTACTGTGCCATCTGATATGCCCAAGTCTGTAAGTATGCTAGGAATAATATTAGTTACATCATTAAGTTCGCTAACGTCAGTTGGAATAGTTGGCTTACCAGTAAGGCTTGCCCACGTACCGTCAAACGCATCTGTAATACCATATCCTGCTATTGTTGTTGGTTTGAAAGTTAAACTTGCAAAGTTTCCATCAAACAATAAATTTGATACATCTGACAAATCATTTACATCATTTGGAATTACAGGTTTGTTGGATAAATCGTTATATGATCCGCTAAATGCATCAGTTATACCATAACCTGCTATCGTTGTTGGTTTAGATGTAATGTTGGCAAACGACACACTTTGCGTTAACAGGTTAGTTGCATCTGTAAGTTGGCTTAAATCTGTAGGAATTGTTGGTCTATCACTTAGACTGGTGTAACTGCCATCAAACGGTGCAATTACTGTGCCGCCCACTGTAATGGAACCAGTTTCAATAAAGGAGCAATTAACAATACCACCGTTTTCTAAAGTTAAAGAATCACCGTTTGGAAGCTCTTTAATTTTGTTATCTTGTGTATCAATAATTAGTGGAAATCTATTTGCCATTCTTTAAGTTCCTATCGTTAAACATATTTATCGTATCTCTTTATAGCGCCGCTATCCTTGTTTGAAAATCAGAAAAGTCTGCACTTGCAGTTGCAATTGATTGTAGTGTTGCTATACTGATATATCCTGGAATTGTACCGTTGACGCCATCTACTAATAATGTACTATCGTCAGCATAAACACTACCATTTAATTCACCGTCAAACACGCCTTCAAATACTCCGGTGAATGTTCCAGTTGCACTATCAAATACCTGTGTGCTATCGTCTGCAAAAATATCACCTTGCAAGTTTTCCTTAAGAAATGCTGTTCCTGATACAATTAAATTGCCGTTGGTGTCAGCACTTAATCTAACACCTCCTATATAAAGGAAATCTTTAATATAGGCATCGCCCCATTGTCTGTCAGCACTACCTAAGTCGTGTCCTCCGTCAGTATCTGGTTTGAACGAAACGCCAATATTTTCTGGATCTGCAAAGTTTCCTGCATACAGTTCGTTAAAGTTTTGATTAATTTTATCAAACGCTATGCGTAACGGATCGCCGTCACCTTTGTTTTCTGATGTACCTATGTTAACTATTTGTTTTGCCATTATACTCTTCCTACGACGATTTCAACAATGCCTCTAGCATCATCTGTTTTTTCTTGTACTGCTTTACCTAATACAGTGCCTAGTTTAGGATCGTTATCGACCATTGCATAACCTGGAATACTACTTGTAACTAGCATGTCACCTTTGGCAACTTTACCAATTACTTTACATGGTACTCTACCTTGCAATGCAAGTCCTACTACATGATCTCCTTCTAATGCACTATTCATTAAGTGTGCAGGATTTGTTGTTACAACACCAGCTGCCTTACGATCACCTTTTGCTGTACATACTGTTACTTCTGCACTACCACCAAATACTAACACAGTACCTGGTTCATAGTCTGCATCACCTAAGTAATTTTCTGCTAAGTCAGCATATCTAGCAGTTGTTGCAGTACCACTGAACAACACAGCATGCACTGTGTTTATTCTTAGTGGTGTTCCACCACCTTGTCCAATATTAATTGCGTTGTCTGTGCTTGGTAGTAAGTTTGTATTAAATCTACCATTAACACTTATCAAGTCAGCTGCTGCATCACCTAGTGTAATACTACCTTTAAGTGTAGTTGAGCCATCAACGCTTAGAGCGTTTTTGACTGTAACAGTTGAATCATTTATTACAAGACGTTCGCTACCACCAGTGATATGTATGATAGTATCAGCTGCGCTAGAAGCAAAGCCTCCTCCGTTACCTAATGCAATACCTGTACCACTTGCATCTCTTTCGTTGCTTGCTTCAATGAACTTGGTGTAAACCCAATCTGTAGCAACATATGATTCACCTGCATAACTTGAACCTGATTGGAAACTACTTTCTGTCCCAATACCTGTACCGCCTATGTCTACCTTACCAGGAATGTTAACTATTGGGTATGTCGGACTTCCGCCACCAGTACCACCAACTGCTGATAAAATTACACCCTGTGCAGGAGTTTTAAACGTAAGTGTACCACTGCTTTCAGCAAGTATTTCATAAGATGCTGTACCACCAATTATGTAACTGTTTGCTTGTATAGCACCAGATGCTTTACGTTTAGCAATCGTGCTTCCTGTTGCACTGTCTGAAATGTTAGTAACACTATAAGAAGTTGCTCCAGTTCTAATCAATGCTTGATCACTTGTACCAGAGAATGCTGGGAAGTCTGCATCAACAACCGCACCACCATCTGCAAGAACATCTGTAAACGGAACTGCTGTTACTGCACCCGTACCTGCATCTTTTCTACCAAGAACGTGATCTGTTGCTATCCATGCATGCTTTTCAGGCGTAATACCTGTTGCACTAGATGTTGCAGTTTTTAACTCTACAAAACCATTTGTGTGTGTAAATTCTGTATCTTTAAATGTTGCAAGACCTAAGTCACCTTGTGTAATACCTGTAGCGTTTGCTCTAGTACCAGCTGTCTGCATCGCCAACTTGCTTTGAGCAATCGCTGCACTTGCATTAACATCGGCGTTAATAATTGCACCTGCTTCAATTTGTAGATTATATGTAGCTGCACTTGCAGTTCTTGTAACACTAACATTAATATCGCTAGCGGCTGCTTCGCTTGCATTTGCCCATTCAACTACAGGATCTTCTAATACTCCTGCTGTTGCGGTACCATTTGTAAGAACATCACCATTGCTGAATGTACCAGCAGTTTGCTGGTAAGTTACAATGCTAACATTATATGAATTGCCTGCACTACCGATAATTTCATCTACTGTTGCTTCAATGTCTATAATTGTTGCAGTGTTACCACCTATGCTGATTGTGTCTCCTATATTCCAAACGCCGCCGCTTGGAGGTGAAACGTACATTCTTAAATAGCCTGTTGCTACTAATAAATCATTACCAGCAACGTTATTAAACTCTACGTTTCGTAAATCACTTAGTTCGTCATATGACTTAACTTTATCATCAACATAGTTTTTGTTTGTTGCTGCTGATCCGTCTGTTCCTGGGTTAGCAACGTTGGTGATAACATTAGCACCCATATCCATATCAGCTTCCATGGCGCTTCCGCCATTAAGCATCATCACACCTGGGCCAATTCTGTTACCACTTGGTGCAGGTAGAATTTGTCCACTTGCTCCGTATCCTAAACGTCTGTTGAGGTAACCAACAATAGCTTTCTCAGTTGGAACTGCTGTACCTGATTCATCAACCATTGAGTCATCTGCTGAGAACTCGTTAATTGTAACACCACGCTTAAAGCCTAGTGAGTTAGCATTTGAAAGACCAATTTCACCTGCGAACGTAATATCACCTGTTGCTTGGTCCACACTAAAGAACTTACCTACACGGAAGAAACCGTATTGGTCTGTACTAACAAAGAACACACGCCCTTTACGTCTTTCCCAAACTTGACCGGTAGTAGCAGTAGGTGAATCTGTATAGAATTCAGCTAAACTGTTTTCTGGATCGCCAAGGATAACGTTTGGATAGTTACTATCGTTATATGATCCTGTACCAATCTGTGTAAAGTCGTGTCCTGTTGCTCTTGTCAATGAAATAGCAATAGTAATTTCTGCTGTTGCATCTTCTGTCAAACCTGCATAGAATATTGTAGTTTCACTGGTTGAAATTGCTTGCGCTAAACCAGCAGTTACCAATCCTGACACATCTTCTGCAGAAACATCACTTATTTCAATAATTGCGTATCCGCCCTGATCAGTATAATCTATTACTTGATGTAGTCTACCATACCAAGCAAATATCATACCGCCGCTATAGCCTGCATCACCTGGTTGTCTACCAGCAATGTCTCTAGTAATTCTAGTTACTTTAGCTGCATCTGTAAATGAAACAATAGCAATCTTAGTATCGTATTGTGATCCACCTAATGTTTTACCAGGATCACCTGGATCTACATCAAGCACATGACTTCTATCTGCTTCTAGTTCAATATGGTCATAACCAACTTCAAATGTTGATAGAATTTCGTCTACACCAAGATCTTGTGAAGTACCATCTTTGTTACTGAATGCAGTACTACGATAGGTAATATCATCGCTTTCGTCAAAGTTAATAGCAGTACTTGGACGAGTAACCAGCTTGTCTGGTTGATTAACATCTTTAAAGATATGTTGGAAGCTGTCACGATATTCAATGTATGAACCGTTTGTAATAGTTTCCTGTATAGTACCAAAGAAATCATCTGCTCTCACATCGTCAGCACGTAAGTCTAGTTTGTAAACATAGTTATTGTGTACGCCTGCTGGAAGAGCAGTTTGAGAGCCTCCGTATGTTCCACCATAGATGTCATCAACATCAAATGTCAAATCTGCACCAACACCTGGCATGTTTGCACTTGGAATGGTTAATGTTTCGCCTTCTGTATACCCTGATCCTGGAGATGCAACGTTTACAGTAACCACCCCTCCAGCGGTAATGTTTACATCAAATGTAGCACCTGTGCCACTACCGCCTGTATGGCTTAGTCCTGTGAAACTAAATGCTCCTGGTGTGCCCACGTCGCCAATGTTTGTAACACTTTCAACACCAGTAACAACTACGTCAGTTGCTGATTCACCAATGTCTCCATCATTGTCAGTGTTAGACATATTAGTAACTGTTTGAATAACATAGTTAAGTCTGCCTGCCACTGGATGGTTAACTGTTATAATACTGCTTGGTGAAGGAGAATAATTTAGATCTGTAACATATAT